TCAAAGAGCGTGAGATTCGAATCGAAATGCTGCAGTCTCAAGACTGATGGCAGGGCTATACGGTTATCAGTGGCAGAAAGCGCGAGAAGGATATTTAAGAAAACATCCACTTTGTGTTCACTGCAATGAAAAAGGGCGTGTCACACCGGCTACCGTTGTGGATCACAAAAAGCCTCACAGAGGAAATCTAAAATTATTCTGGGATAAAAGCAATTGGCAGGGGCTTTGTAAAGTGTGTCATGACTCATGGAAGCAAAGGCTTGAGAAGACAGGCACTGTTGCGGGCTGTAATAAAGATGGCATCCCACTAGACCCAAATCACCACTGGAATACATCCTCATAAGGGGGAGGGGGGGTAAATTCTCTATGAATCTACCAATCTCTAGACCGATCCCCCCTATCTCTGTGCAAAATCGGGAATTAGAGGAGGGGGTATCTCAAATGGCTGAGTAGTAAAAAAGGTGAGAAAATTATGGCTAAACCAGGTGTAAGACCTTTGCCTGCAAATGTGCACAGGCTTGGAGGTAACAAAAGCAAGCTTTCAGGTGGTGAGCTAAAGAATCGTGACGGTGTATTACCTGTAACTTCAGTTCCAAACCCTCCAAAGCATTTACTACCAAATGCTAAAAATGAATGGGAGCGTATTACACCTGAATTACAAAAGCTTGGCTTGATTACTGAGCTGGATATGGCTGCATTAGCTGCATATTGCCAAGCGTTTGCACGGTGGAGTAATGCTGAAGCAAAACTTAAAGAACTTGGTGACGATGGTTTGATTGAAAAAACCCCATCCGGTTACAAGCAGATGTCTGTGTGGTTACAAGTTAGTAATAGATCATTAGAGCAAATGCATAAGTTTATGACTGAATTTGGAATGACTCCATCAAATCGAACACGCGTTACACCATCACCCCAACCGGATTTATTTGGCAATGATGAATCAAGCGGCACAGAAAAATACTTCTGAGGAACTTGATCCCGTTACAGAATATGCTTGGAAGGTATCACAAGGGGAGTTAATAGCAGGGCCACATGTAAGAGGGGCATGTAAAAGACACTTAGATGATCTAGAAAAAGCGCACGAACGTGGTTTTTATTTCGATATTGAGCGAGCGACCCACGCGATAGGTTTTTTTCAAGATGTGCTCGTTTTAAATGGCGGTGATTTTGAAGGTGTTCCTTTTAATCCAGAGCCTTGGCAACAGTTTGTTATCGGTAGTCTGTTTGGTTGGGTAAATGAACAGGGGTTAAGACGTTTCCGTGTTGCTTATATTGAAACAGGTAAAGGTTCTGGCAAAAGCCCGCTTGCGGCGGGTATTGGCATCTTTGGTTTAGTTGCCGACGACGAACCACGTGCTGAAATATACGCTGCAGCGACAAAAAAAGATCAGGCAATGATTCTTTTTCGTGATGCTGTTGCAATGGTGGATCAATCGCCTGAGTTAAACGGACGAATCACAAAGTCAGGTCGTGGCGAAAAAGTATGGAATTTATCCTACCCCAAAGGTGATTCTTTTTTTCGGCCTGTCAGTGCAGATGATGGTCAGTCTGGCCCGAGGCCACACATTTCATTATTGGATGAAATACACGAACACAAAAACGGCAACGTCGTAAAAATGATGCGGGCAGGCACAAAAGGCCGCCGCCAAGCATTGATGTTAATGATCACCAATAGTGGACACAACAAAAACACAGTTTGTTGGGAATACCACGACTATGGCGACAAGGTTTGTAGTGGGCAACATGAAGATGATGCATTTTTTTCTTACATTTGCGCGTTAGACGAAGAAGACGATCCGCTTAATGATGAGAGCTGCTGGCCCAAAGCAAACCCAAGTTTAGGTGTAACTATACAACCGCAATACCTGAGAGAGCTTGTTAAAGAAGCTAAAGGTATGCCCTCTGCTGAGTCGGTCGTACTCAGGCTTAATTTTTGTCGATGGGTTGGAGCTGAATCCCCATGGATATCACAAGAAGTTTGGGTAGGTGCCGCCGCCAACTACACCATCGAAATGATGGAAGGTAGACGTTGTTACGCAGGGTTAGATCTATCATCAACCACTGATTTAACGGCCTGCATATTTGTTTTTGAACCTACAGAAGAAGATCCATTGTGGCGAATTATTCCTTATTTTTGGTTGCCAAAAGAAGGTTTAGGCAAGAAAGGTGAAAAAGACGGTGTTGATTACCTTAAATGGGTAAAAGATGGATACCTCGAAACAACACCAGGCAAAGCAATCAGTAAGTTAATTGTTGCACAGCGTGTGGTACAGATTGCCTCACGCCTTGATTTGCAAATTATTGGCTATGATGCGTGGCGAATTGAAGACTTGAAACAGTTATTGGCTGATGAGGGTGAAGAGTTACCGCTTCAACCTTTTGGGCAAGGTTACAAATCAATGTCACCGGCCATTGAAGAATTTGAGCGGTTGTTGTTAAACGAACAAATCACTCACAACGCAAACCCTGTTTTGACATGGTGTGCAGCCAATGCAGTGACAGAACAAGATGCTACAGAAAATAGAAAGGTTTCTAAAGCCAAAGCCACAGGCCGTGTTGACGGCATAGTTGCCACCTTGAATGCCATCGGTATGACTTTGAAAGTTGAAGAGACAGAAGAAGAAAATGTATATGAAAAAGAACAACGAGGCATAGACGCATGGTAATGGAAATAATTATTGATGTTGTCGGGTTAATTGGCCTTTGTATGTTGTTCTTTGGTTTGCACTCTGTTCTGCCTTGGCTTGCGTTTGCTGTTGTGGGTGTTTTGCTGATGGTTTTTGCAGTGTATGCCTCACAGAAAAAAGAGGGCGGTTAAGCCATGATTTTTAACCAACTAAAACTTGGTTCACCGCGTGCAGATATTTCCACATCACATGAGCTAGCCAGGTTGCTAAATGGCGGCTCAATGACTGATGCAGGTGTTTCTGTTAATGCAGATACATCCATGCGAGTAACAGCTGTTTACTCTTGTGTCATGGTGATTGCAGAAACCTTGGCGCAACTCCCCTTTATTCTTTATGAGCGTGATGGAGATTCAAAGCGCCGAGCAACAGATAAACGTTTGTATGGTTTGCTGCATGACATGCCGAACGACTTTCAAACTTCGTTTGATTGGCGCTTAACCAAAACAATTCAGATGGTTTTGAATGGAGTCGGCTACTCCTATATTAGTCGATCAAGTTCCGGTGAGGTGCTAGAGATTTTGCCGATGTCGCCCAATAGGGTTGAATGGAAGCAAAACAAGGATTACAGCCTCAGTTACGTTTTCACTGACAGTGAAGGCGCTAAAATTCCGCTCAAGCAAAACCAAGTGTTTAGGGTGTTAGGGTGTTCGATGGATGGTATTACGCCTATGTCTCCCATTGAATACCACCGGCAAACTATCGGTATTGCTACTGCTGCTGATAAGCACGCTGCATTGATGTTTAAAAACGGCGCAAAGATGTCAGGTGTTTTGCAAAATGACGGTCATTTTTCCAGTAAGGAAGTGAGGGACAGAGTTAAAAATAGTTGGGATGACTCCACAAGCGGACAAAACACTAACAAAACAGCTTTGTTAGAAGACGGTTTGAAATGGCAGCAAATCTCAATGAGCAACAGGGATGCTCAATACATTGAGTCAAGAAAGTTTCAAAAAGAAGATATCGCCAGTATTTTCCGTGTGCCTCCACACAAGATTGGCATATTAGACCGGGCCACCAATAACAATATCGAGCATCAAGGGCTTGAATTTGTTACAGACACAATGATGCCTTGGTTGCGTCGTTGGGAGCAGTCATTGCTTCGAGATTTATTAGGGCGTGAACAGTCAAAACAGTTTTATTCAGAGTTACTAGTTGATGCATTGATGCGGGGCGACTCTGCCGCACGATCTGAGTTTTATAGCAAAGCGGTTGGTGGACCGTGGATGACGATTAATGAAGCGCGAAGAGCAGAAAACCGTGATCCAGTGCAAGGTGGTGATGAATTAATTCGCCCGCTTAACGTTACTCAAGGTGACGAAACAAACGACTAAATCAGGAGTTTTTATGAGTTTTAATAAAAGCAGGGCGCATGCTCGTGCTGTTGCGGCGTTTTGGCAAAAAGACATTAATAACCGTGATTGGTATGAGATCAAAGCCACCGATGATAATGGCGTAGCTGAAATTCGAATTTATGACGTAATCGGTTGGCCGTTTGTTGAGGCTGATCAGTTTATTTCTGAATATCAGGCTATTGATGCAGACACCAAAAAAGTGCGAATAAATACACCTGGCGGTTCAGTGTTTGATGGTATGGCAATTTATAACGAAATTGCCGATGACAAAGCGCACGTAATTACACAGGTGGATAGTTTGGCCGCCTCTATGGGGTCAATTATTGCGTTGGCAGGTGATGACCGCAAAATGTACCGCAACGCTCAATACATGATTCATAACCCGTGGGGGATGATGATTGGAGATCACCGAGATTTCAGAAAAGAAGCTGGTTTACTCGAAGAGATTCGTGATCAATTAGCTGAAATATATGTTCAAGCAACAGGCAAAAAGCTTGAAGACATACAGCAATGGATGGATGAAGAAACCTGGTTTACAGGTGCAAAAGCAAAAGAAGCCGGTTTCATTACAGAAACAATCACTGCCGGTGGTACATCAGCGCGCTTTGATTTATCGATGTACGACAATGCACCACAACCTAACCAACCAACAAAAACAGATTTAGAGAGAGTGCTCACGCGTGACGCTGGACTTTCTCACACTCAAGCCCGAAACCTACTGCAAAACGGGTTTGAGTCGCTCTCCACGCGCAATGCTGGTGACGAAGAAGCCCTTGAAGCAGTAAATCAATTAACAACTAAATTAAAGGACAACTAAAATGACACCAGAATTAAAAGCAGCAATTGATGATCTGGGCAACACGTTTGAGCAGTTTAAAACTGCTAACGATCAACGTCTGGATCAGATCGAAAAAAGCGGCCGTGCAGATCCATTACTAGAAGAGCAGGTAAACAAAATTAATGGTGCTGTCACTGACCTTCAAAAAGTAAAAGATCAAGTTGACAATATCGAAGCGAAAGTTAATCGCGGCGAATTTGGCGGCGGCGGTGCTGGCGAAGATGCAACTGCCAAAGCAAAAGCTGAACATCGAAAAGCATTTGATGGTTACTTCCGCAAAGGTGCAAACGCTGAATTATTGCCAGAATTAGAAGTTAATGCTGCGTTGACCACGCAGGTTGATGAAGATGGCGGCTACACTGTACATGAAGAAATGGACGCGGAAATTAGCCGTGAACTAGCAACGGTGAGCGCAATGCGTAGCATTTGTCGTGTTCGCGCAATCGGCTCATCTGAGTTTAAGCGTTACCACAATGTTGGCGGTGTTACTTCGGGTTGGGTAGGTGAAGAAGAAGATCGAAATGGTAATGATGGTACACCTAAGTTAATAGAGTTAGCATTCAATGCCAAAGAACTATGGGCTGAGCCGATTACGACTCAAGCAATGCTAGATGATTCTAGTTTAAATATTGAGCAATGGCTGGCTGATGAAGTGGGTGTTGAGTTTGCTGAGCAAGAAGGTGACAAGTTTTTAACGGGTAATGGCGTAAAACAGCCTCGCGGGTTGCTGACTTACGCAACAAAAGCAAAAGGTACTGAAAAATTTGGTGAGATTGGCTTTGTGACTTCGGGTGCGAATGGTGCCTTTGCAGCTTCAAACCCAGGCGATGCGTTAATTTCACTTCAGCATGCCCTGAAAGCAGGTTATCGAGCAAATGCACGATGGCTAATGAATGATTTGACAGTTGAAGAAGTAAGAAAACTTAAAGACGCTGACAATAACTATCTATGGCGCGCAGGTTTAACCGAAGGTGCACCTGACTTATTGCTTTCAAAACCTATTTCATATGACGACAACATGCCTGTGATGGCCGCAAACAGCCTGTCAATCGCATTTGGTGATTTCAATCGTGCTTATTTGATTGTGGATCGCATGGGTGTGCGCGTCATTCGTGATGCGATCACTAAGAAAGGTTATGTGAAGTTCTACACAACCAAGCGTGTGGGTGGTGGTATGAATGACTCAAATGCTGTCAAGGTGATGAAGTTCGCTGCATAAGTGATTTATTAATTCAAATTAGCCGGGCTTGCCCGGCTTTTTTATTTCTGAAAAGGAAAAATGAGATGAAAGATTTACAAAGCAAAATTGGTGTGGCTTTATCGCTTTCTGTTTCAGCGCATACCACAACGGCAAATGGTGTAGGCGTTGACTTGCAGGGTTTTAACTCAGCAGTAGCCGTAATTGCACCAGGCACTATTACAGATGGCACACATACGCCAAAAATTGAAGAGTCTGATGACAATGCTGCATGGTCTGATGTAGCAGCAACGGATCTAGTTGGCTCACTGGTAGAGATCGCAACTGACACACCGCAAAAGGTCGGATATAAAGGTGTTAAGCGCTATATCCGTGTCACAACAACGGTTGCTGGTGCAACTACTGGTGGTGTTTATGGCGCTCAAATTATCCGTGGTGATGCTGATATTGGCCCAATCCAATAGGCAATATATTTCATAATTCAATATAGGTGATGCTATGGCTAAATATATTGTAAAACAAAAGTTCAAAGGCGCACCGCAAGGTGCTGTTGTTGAGCTTTTTGTTCAAAGTACGGTTGTTACACCTGCTGAGCTAGGCCCTGACTTATTTAAGATTGCCAAAGATGAAGGATGGATTGAGAAAGTTACTGCTGCACAGCTAAAGTCAATGGAAAATAATAC